TCCCATAACGATCTTAGTGGGGGCCCGCTGGAGACGGGTTGCCGCGCTGGTTTCTTCGATGTCTTTCCCTTCCATGTCAGACCCCTTTTGTTCTCCACGAGACGCATACATTTGCTTTACTTTTCCCCCTCCGAGTGGTATGCTATTTTTCGTGCCCTGGCCCGAGCGCCCGGCGTCATCCACCTGAGCATTTCCTGGGATGGCGTCCAATAGCGGGGCCAACTACTCAGGGCTGGCTGAGGTGAAATGTGCGCGCCTCCCAGGGCACATGAGTTTATTTGTTTTCCCATAACGATCCTAGTGGCAGTCCGTCATACAGGAGTTCTCGCTGGGCGCTCTTCCTTCCCGCATACTTGAGGTCGTGGGTGGGGAAGACTGTGATGACAGTATAGAAATCGCCCTCAGATGCCTTCTGGAGCTCGACGACCGTAATGTAGTCTTTGCCATTCTTCTTCACGAGAAGGAGGCTCCCGTTTGGTTGTTTCCAGACCTGCGAGGCGCCCTTTACGGCGTTCTCAACAAAATCCCTCGAATAAGGAAAGCCCTCATTATGTATCTCTTTGGCTCTTTTCCCCTCGGTGTGAAACTCCCCAAAGCCTTCATTGCCTCTCTGAAGCCTTATCGGTCCCTCGGCTAGGCTAGGCGAGATCCTCTCATCTATGACGCCGAAGTCGATGCTCCCTTTCGATGTCTTTACGAAGTCACGTTCATGCTTTTTGAGCAGATCGGGGTATCTGCTCGCGTCTTCTGCGCTTAGGGGCTCACCCTTAAGGATAGAAAGCTCCACCTGCGCCCCGCTCGGCACGCGTGCTTCCCGGCCTTTCTGCAACTTTTCCGGCAGACGCTCTGTGCCGCTCTCGACGGCCGTGTCGACCGGCCTTCCGGCCCGGCCTGCGGGAGACTTCGCAGCCTCTGCCGGCCTCTCCAAGGCCGTCTCGGTCGCCTTGGCGCCAAGCATCAATGCGAGATCCTCTCCCAGTTCCTGTACTGCGTATCCGGCGTTCGGGTAACCCTTGTTCGTGATGTACTTGCCAAGCTTTTCGGCACCCAAGTTAGGAAGACCGACGCTATAGTTCATCGTGTTGCCCAAAAGACTCGCCAGCCGACGGCCGCTCTCGAAATGAGGGGTGTAGGAAAGTTCCTGGGATATTCCCTCCTTCGCTCGCTGGGCCTTCGCGCCCCAGTCCGGACTATGCTTGATGTTACCTTCGTACGCTGCGACGCCGGAGCCGGCGATTTTGCCTATTTGCCCCGCTGCCATGTTTTGGAGAGGCGCCCACAGACCCTCGACGGCGTTTATGGGAGAGAGGAGGAGCTCTTTGCCAACCTGCTTCGCTCCAGACAGGAGCCTCTGGCCCGTAGACCGCCTTATCACGTTGTCATCAGTGGTTTCGGGGGGTCCCTCCTGCTGGAATGACGGCTGCTGTCCTGCCTTGGCCAACGACACGTTGTACCCGTTGCCCGGCCCCAGGGAGCCGTAGGCAATGGGCCGGCCGTTCAGCTCGTAAACCTTTGTGCCGTTCTCATTCCTTACCTTCAGGTGTCCCAGCCTCGAAAGGGCGCCGTTGCGGTTCCAGTACGCAACGCCCGCACCCGGCATCGACGCTTCGAACCGCTGGGCCTTCTGCGCCTCCGCGAGCTGCATCTTCCGGAGGTTGTCGGGACTGCTTGCCTGACGGGTAGGATTTCCTGAAGGCCGGCTCGCAGGACGGCTCACCTGCGTTATTTTCGTCCCATCCGGACTCACTACGAAGCTCGCCGTCTTGCCATTGGGTAGTTGATAGGTGATGACCCCGCCCGAGCTTATCTGAAGTTTCCCCGGGTCCATCCCTCTCGTCTCGGGGAATATCTGATCGAGCCGGGGCTTCATCCGCGCGTAGCCCTGCGGACCGATCTCCTTCAGAATGCTTGCAAACTTAACGGCCCGCTCCATTTGCCGGTCTTGATGGCTCTCGCCAGCCGCTGCCTGATACCCGTTCGTAGGAGTAGGCATAGCAGCCTGATCGAACGCATTAGGCTGCCGAGGGCTAGCCGCTGTCGACAAGCCCTGAGCCGTTGCGAGGGAAGAAGGGGGATTGGAAGAGGCCGGTACGTCGAAAGCGTTGGGCTGAGCCAGCCCGGCTTGATTCATGGGCTGAGCAAATCCTGAACTTTGCGGAGTGTAACGGGGGATCGGTATAGCGGCCGCTTGGCCGATTCCTGGCTGATTGAAAGCGTTAGGTTGCTGAGGCTGTCCATAGGGCGCGACGAGTGGACCCATGGCCCCCATCCCGGCCGGCGTTGAAGGCCACGGCGAAAGACCGAAGGCGTTTGGCTGAGCCTGTGTTGGTGCCGGTGGTGCCCCGTTCGGCCCTTGGCCCGCGGCTGGGGCTTGCTGCCCAGTGCCTCCGCCATACAGTTGTTTGTAGTAATCATCGAGGTCCTTATTGCGCTTCTCCTGCTCCTCCAATTGCATCTGATAGACTTTGTTTCTGAGCTTCCGCTCCTGCTGCACGTCCCCGAAGGCGGCTACGGCAAGCATGTCCTGCGTCGTCGGAGGCTTGTAGAAATCAGAGAGTGTCGTCATCCTGTTTGGAGCCGGTGGACCTTGCAGAAGATTTTCCCAGGCCATGCGTCACCCCTTTTATTAGCCCAAAGAGCCGAAAGAATCGTAGATGCTGTAGCCGCTATTACCGCCCAAAGGAGACTGAAGTGCGTTGATCCCCGACCCGGCGCCGTAGGTTCCGCCGAACGTTTGTGTGGGAATCTGTCCTGCGGCGATTGCTTGGGCGATGGATTGGGCATTCTGGTAGTTCATCCCCAATCCCAAGAGGCTGTTCGCCTGCGTACCCAGGCCGGTCAGACTATTCTCGAAGGCGTTGGCCTGGCCGAGCGTGCCCGATGCCAGATCATTTCCGATGCCCGTGAGGTACTGCCCCGCGTTGGCGGCGCTTCCCGTGTTGAGGTTCGCGGCGTTCTGAGCCATCGCTCCGCCGGCGCCCGAAGTGTTTCCCGTGAGCATGTTGTAGATCATCTGACGGGGCTGAATCTGGTTGACGTCGTAATTCTGGAAAGCCTGGTTGTAGTAAGCGGGCTCGAGTGTGCCGACGTCCTCTTGATTGAGGGCAGAGGCCATGTTGCCGGAACCGTAACCACCGGCCGCCGCATTCTGAGAGGCAATGAGATTGTTGGCCCACGTTGCCGCGCTCTGAAGGTTCGGGTCGTTGTTCACGTTGTAGGAGAACTGCGGTATGTTCGTGAGCCAGCCCGGCCCCATCCCTTGAGCCGCAAGCTGGTTCGTCGCCGTCCCTGCCTGTGTTGCCGCATTCTGCTGCTGTTGTATCTGCTGAAGCTGGGCAAGCTCGGACTGCATCTCTCCGAGCGTCCCGGCGTACTTCTCCTGAGCCGAGACGTTGGAGCCGCCTTCCCATCCGGCGATTCCCTGCTGTAGCGCGCTTATTGCCGATGCGACTTGCTGAGGCGTTGCGCCTGCCGGAAGATTTACCCCGCCGATGCCTTGAAGGGCGGGGGTCGAGTATGAAGGGCCCTGGCCGGTCATGAGGGATTGCAATATGTCGTAGTCGGTGAGCCCGCCTCCGTAGTAAGGGTCGAGGGCATTAAGGCCCGCCTGCGTCCCTGCGAGGCCGGTTTCGAGGGCACCCAATGTCCCTTGGGCGGCTGTCTGCGCGGCATTACCCGCCGCATTCGAGCCTATGATGCCGTTTGCTATCTGACCGGCCGCCCCGAGGCCCCCTGCCAGCGCCATACCTCCACCCACTCCTAAACTCGCAAAACTCATAATTGAGCCTCCTTCATTAGAGCCTGAAAAACAGGATGAGTTGGTTCGATGGACTTCTCGACCTCTATTTTTCCATTCTCTATCATGTGTGATGAGCGCAATATCTCGCCCCTTTTGTCCGCCTTTATGTTCTTGATGGCCGCTTCTTTCGTCAGATCATGGATGACAACAAACGGGTCTATCCCCCGTCCTTTGAGTTTTTCGATCATGTCGAGCCATTGCGTGAAGTCGGCTATTTCTTGTTCGCTGTATCCCCTGCTTAGAGAAAATGCCCGCCAATCTCCCGATTGATAAAGATTCTGCTGCTCCTCGGTCCAATCGCTCCAAAATCCTGGCTTTTCGGCCGCGATAATCTTCCTGGTCAGCTCCCGAAAGTCATACTCTTCGAAGCTACTCACCGTGTAGAAATCCTCCATCTTGTCCGGTTCCTGGAAATTCGTAGGGTTCGGATGGACGGTCATCCATATCGTATCGGTGAGGGCATAGCCGGCCTTCTTGCTCCCGGCTTCCGACTTCATGACGAAAGGCGCCTTGATCCTCGCGCCGCTGCCGTCATCCATGCGGACGATGATCTCGCCCTGCAGGATGATATTGAGGCAGGGCCCCTTGTGAATCCTGCCGGTGATGGTGCTCCCTGCGGGGATGTGAAGGGCGCGGCCATAGATACCCGGAGAGAAGCAGTGATTTACGGGAAGCTCCTTTGCGTATCGCTCTGCATCGGGGCACTGCTTCCGCATGGCTTCTTCGAGCGCTGTGATCTGAGAGCGGGCGGCAAGGGTATCGGTCATCGAAGCTCCCACCACGAGTACGGCGCCAGGGAACCAGTGTTGACAGATGCTGATACAGAATAAACAGCTCCAGGGGGAATAATCAGATTTGAAATTGTGTAATAATTGCCCGCTGTCGACGTATATACTACGTCGGTTGCTATGACGACCCCGTTTATATACTCCTCTACGGCCATGTAGGCTGCGCCAACGCAATCGACGGTTACCTTGGCTACCATCGGTCTGCTCGTCGTGTTCGTGAAGCTGTTGCCTAACGACCGGCTGCTTGTCATGTTCTGCCACGTCTGCCCCGGGCCGAAAGCGGCGTTGATCATGGCGACAAGCTGATTTACCCACGGCAGGAATTTGCCCACCCATGCTGTCCACGCGGCATTGGTTATCGCACCGAAGGGAAGACTGGGGAAATTGCCGAGGGTCATGCGCTCACCTCCGCATAGGCCCCAAGGATCACCCTTTTAACGGGATCGCTGATGGTGAGCCGCGGGATAAACCCGTACGGATGATACCCGAGCTTCCGCCACTTCATCTTCCCCGCATACTGGCCCGATGTCCCCATAGACTCGTAGTGCTCATTGCTCCACGTGTGGCCACCGTCATCGGACCAAGCCAGCGTTGCCCCTCCCCCTACGCCCATTTCCGCATCGACGTCCAGCCGGTGGATGGCGATCGGCTTGAAGTCCTTCTTATCCCAAAGCACCTGCGCGGTCCTCATGGAGACGAGCGGGTTCCCGTTGTCCTGGTGGATGCCGCTCGCCATCTGGTAGATGTTGCCGGATGCATAATCCCCTACGAGGTGCATCCCGTTGAACCAGGCGTAGCAGTTGCCCACGTGACGGCCGATCGCATAAGGGGAGCCGGTCCACGTCGAGCGCTCGTGCCACATCTTGGTTGTCTCGTCGTAGACAAAAGTCGCGTTGGCGCTCGGGAAAGTAAGGACGTAGAACGTGTGGCCGCCATCCGAGTAACAGTACCCGAAGGCGTCGGAAATCACCGGGAATTGGGAGATCTGGTAGACGACGGCCGGCGGGCTGATCACCTGGGGGGCATACCCCTGGACCATGAGGACCCCGACCGTCTCGCCCCCGTCGTTGTTCCGGACGTTGCCGAGGAAGAAGAAAGCGTTGCCGCCCCGAGCAGTCGACCAGGGCGCCGGGGTCCCATAGTCGATGACAGCACCCGATTCCCTCGAGAAAGGGAAGCCGATAGAAGGCGCAGTGCCGGTGTCGTACCAGACTTCCATGGTCCACAGCTTGATGATCCAAAGCTGCTGCGCGTAATTGATGATGCATTGCACGGTATCCGATGCCCCGCTCACCGGAGAGAAGGCAAGGGCGCCCCAGGTGGTCCCGTCGTAGAGGTTCGAGGCATAGACGGACATGGAGCCGGCCACACCGATGATGAAATATCCGTCGATGTATTCAAGAGTGACGGGGTTGCCGGGCCAGCCGCCGCCCGAGATGGTGCTGAACGTCGAGGCGTTCACGTTCCAGATGTACCCGTTGACGCCATCCGTGATCATGAGCTGGTTGCCGCCGGCACCGGACGCGGCCAGGCCGTTGTCTTTCATCTGCACCCGGCCCGCGGAAGAGGCCAGCGTCCCGAGCACGGAAGAGACCGCGCCGGTTGCCGATACGGAGTAGAGGCCGTTTCCCGCGACCACGTAGAGAAGACCCCCGAAGACGTGCATGCCCCTGATGACCTTCGCCCCGGCTACCGTCCACAGCACGGTCCCCGGCGTCCCGATCATGGCGATGACGCTCTTCGAGCCGTCAGGCGCGAGCTCCGGGTAGAAGTTCACCGACCTCGAACAGTTGAGGTTCGGCGATACAGCGTTATACGTGGGTCCGCAAAAGGGAATGATCATGACACTCCTATGTAGAACGTCCCGATCTGAAGAACGAGCCTGCCATCCGGAAGCATGATGACTTTCACCGCCGCCCTCGCGGGCAAGGTGAGCTCGAGGCCCCAAGAGGTGCCGGCACAGGCGTGCTTCTCAGAGGTGAGGCCGCCGGAACCCCACAGCCCCCATGACGTGACGGTGTTCGGGCTCATGCTCACGTTCTCTCCCCCATCGTCCACCAGAATCCCCTGATCAACCAGTTGGCCGCCCCCGTTATGGCCGGGAGGGCGATCTCGAGTCCCCAGGAAACGAAGCCGCACGCGAGTTTATCTGTCGTAGTTCCTCCCTTCGTCCAGAGGCCCCAGGAGACGAAGGAATCGGGGTTGATTGCCACCTTAAGCCACCTTGCCCGTGAAGAGCGCCTTGAGGCGCTTGCGCCATCCGAGCTTGCCGAAAGATGCGTTGATGAGGGCGTTGTGGTTCTTCTCCATCTGCCCGACTATGTTTCTTAAGCCATCGTCGTGGACCCTCTTCGCGTGAGACAACAGATAGTGATCGAGCTGCGCGCCGGCAGAGTAGACGTGTCCCTCACCGCCGTCGGGAATTGTCGTGTCCTTGAAGACCTTCTCTTTCCGGGCGAGCTCGCCGTAGACGTGCATCATGGCCGACTGAATATGTTCTAGGGGGATGCCCTTCTTCTGCAGCCAGGCTATTTGACCCTGCACGCTGGGAGAGTCTGCGCTCTTGTACTGCTCGTGGAGCTTCTCGTAACTGATCTCTTCCATGGCGTCTCCTTACGCGATTCTCAGTCTTTCGGTCGTGCCGCTCGAATCGGTGAGGGCACCGGCAACTGTCGTCCAGGTGTTCCCGCCGTCATCACACACGGTCGTATTTCCTGATGTGTCATTGATGCTGACCTGGTTCCTCAAGAGCCAGGCGAGCTTGGTGAAGCGGTCGAGGAAGCCGCCGCTTGTGAAGGCATATCCGGCCCAGGTGCCGTACGACGTAAAGGCGTTGTCGAAGAACTTGTAAAGCATGAGCGCGAGGTTGTTGCTCGCATAGGCAGTGGTATTCACGTCGGCGTTGAAAGCCGCGTTGTTGATGGCGCCGGCTGAGAAAGACCCCACCTTTATTCCCGTGCTCGCCAGCAGGGTTTCTATCGCCGAGAGGCCGTATGTGCCGTTCTGAATGGCGGTAAGGATGGCAGTCACGTCGCCGCCCCCGCCTGACTTGATAAGGTTGTAGATCTGCTCGATGTCTGCGTCGATGGATGCACCGGTCGGGGCACCGAGGCGGGCGTAAGCATCCCCGGTAAGCGTGGGCGCCGCGGCATTGTTGATATTCTTGGCATTGACATCGAGGATGCCCGCCGTAGCAGCCGTTGGTGCCGTGCCGAGGACCGTCTGGAGATCTGCCGGGGGGTTGATCCGGAAGTAGAGAACGATGGGCACCACACCTGACAGCAGGAGGTAAATCATAACGTCCGTGGCGCCCGAGGCAAAGGCGTTGTTCGGGATGTGGAGCTCGTACACGCCCGGCATATTGGTCGAATCGACTTCCTTCCAGGCGGCGTTGGTCGCCGATCCCGCATAAGTGCCTAGGGTCGTGATAGTGTTGATCGTGCAGGAGACGTCGGCCGAGCCGTTCGATCTCTTGTAATAGCAGGTGATTCCACCGTTGTAGGTGATCCCTGTCTTGCCCGCGCCCACGGTCGATGAGCTATCGTATGCCATGAGCGTCATGATGTACGAGGTCGTTCCTGCGGTTATGCCGTCTATCATGCCGCTTTCCTCCAGAGGTCAGGGCTGCCGCCCGTCTTCGGTCTGAAAATGGAGCTTCTCCGGGGTCTCCAATACCGATTGCGCCCGTTGTAGGGGTTGTCCCACCAGTAGCCTTCTTTGCGCCAGTCGGCCCCGCCACCCGAAGGCGTGTAGGTCGCGTAGAGTCCGGCACACTCTGGGTACAAACTGCCGCCCGATGCCGTAGAAGGAAATGCCGCAACGGGCGTGCCGGAGAAGTAGAAGTCGTTGGTTGTGAAGTTTATCCCTGTCCCGGAGCTGTCATAATAGTAATAAAGCGAGTCGGACCAGGCGGAAGTCGCCACCGCGAACCAGTATTGGGTTCCAGCCGTAAGGCCCGCGTATGACAGGTTACTTGTAGTATTGCCATAAGCACCGGCAGTTAAGGACCCTCCTCCTGAACTTATCGAAGCGAGCAGGTTCAAAGGGTGACTCGGGTTTTCCCCGTCGTCCGAGTAAAGGGCTACGAGAAGCGTGTCTGTGCCGCTTGCGATGGCACAGGTCTGCATGGTGATAGACGTAAGTGAGCCGTTCGAGGCTGGGGCAGACTGTGCCTTGAACCACATGATATAAACATTGCTATCACCCGTCCCACTGGGGGCCGTCGTGTATCCGAAGGTCGCCACTTCCTGTCTCCTAAACGAACGGCTCCAAATATCCCATCCTGTTCGCCTGAGTCACGGCCAGATTGTTCAGGGCGCCGTACAGGTCATTGAACACCCCGAGCGCGAACCTGATGTTGTTCAGGTCGGTCTGAGTCCTGTTCGAGAAGGCGCCGAGGGCGAGGATTTGCGGATCGGTCAGGCCATAGGTCAGGGCATAGAACTTGTCATAAAGCTCTTTGCCCTGCTGAATATCGTTGATAACCGCCTCTGACGATGCCGTTGCTGCCTGTGACCATTGCTGCCAGGTCATATCGTTGGAATACATGGTCCCTCCTTACCACACGTTCGAATAGTAGTCGTACGTCTGCGTCGCCCGGGCGGTCCAAGCGCTCGTATAGGCAATCGTGCCGCCGCTCCCCTTGCAGTACCGTGCGATTCCAGATGAGGGTGACAGTTTCATGATGTACCAGTTGCCGGACTGATCAACGTATCCGAAGTACATCGGGTCTCCGGACGTGTCGAGGTCGGAAATGTGATACTGAGGGGCGACCCAAGCGTTCCCGGACGAATCTATCGTGTGAACATTTACCACGCCCGGGGTACCGGAAGGGTCTTGGCCATGGACTATGGCTTCCATTGTTCTCCTCTACTGGTCCGTCATGATATTGTATCCACCGCGTTTTGTCGGGAAGTCGACCGCCATGTGCACCTTCTCGTCATTCATGCGCTCGATCACCGCCCTCGACTCCTTCGCGAGGCCCACGATGTCCGCGGGGATGGGGGTCTGCCCCTTGAAGTACGACCGGAAGAGCCTGAGTGCGAGATTGTAGAGCAGGGCCTCGTAGTAGGCGGTCTGGAAGGAGACGACATCCGTCAGGTTCGAGAACTCCGTCAGGCCTTTTTGCTCTCCCATGAAGAGCGTATAGGGGCTCGATGCGTCGGGGATGGGATAGAGCCAGAGGACGCCTGTCTGCACCGCCTGCTGGGGAGGACCGGGATCGTAATAGATCTGTGTCGGGCGGGCGGTCGAGTAATCCTTGTCGACATACCCGTCGTACTCGTCCTGGCTTATGATGTCGAGCCCGGAGTCGAGCTTGTTCCCGTCCCTGATGAACGCATCCGTGATGGCAGACGGCTTCGGCGTGTTGAACGTTCCCCCGATGCCGATCGTGTAGCTCGCCGTCCCGGCCGTCAGCGGGAAGCTCTCCATGAGCGTGCCCATGACCATGAGGTTGTCCACGCCCCAGGCGTCCATCATCATGTTGAGGCGGGAAAGGCCGTTCGAGAGCTCGTAGGGCTTGGGCGTCTCGTCCATCTGCATGGCGCCGATGGTGTCGATAGCGAGAGAGATAAGCTGAGAGACGGTGACGATCATGCTGCCCCCTTCCATTTCTTCGACAAATGCGGAGTCAGGTACTGCCGCTCGTTTACCGTGAGGAAAATCCCGTACCTGGCGGCTATTCCGTCCCTGTAGACCATGTCCTTATACGTTGCCTGCTGCCTCGTGTCCTCGACCATGGAGCCATCATAGGCCACGAACTTTCCTGCCTTTACCTTCGGGGAGTCCTTCAGGTATTTCAGCATCGACGCGCTTATATCGTCCTGCCCGTCGATGCTTTCCCGCTTCTTCAGGGGCATGGCGCAGCCGCAATGGAGGCAGAATGCCTCCATCTGGCTGACGAAGTCTTTCGGGGTCTTTGTCCACCATCCGGGCTCGACGGCCCATCCGCCTTTGCTCGGGACGTATCTGTCCAGCCCTGCAGCCACTTCGCAGAAGAAGGCCCCCCGGGGAGTGATAGCCGCGCTCCACAGGTTTTGCACCCAGCAATGGTCGATGAGATACCACTTCATCCACGGGGCCAGGGGGAGATCTTCAGCCGCGACGAGCACCGGATGATGGAGGATGTCATCTCTCGTGTGATCGTTCAGGAAGATGTGGCCGAAAGTCCGGGCGATGATCTCCCGCATACGCTCGAGCCCTTCGGGGAAGGTGGTCCAGAGGCCCAAGTGCTCAGGCGGTATCTTGCTTCCCGCGTACTCGCAGACTTCCGCGAACTGGGGATGCAGCAAAGGCTCACCGCCCTGAATGCCGGTGACGTTCTGAAAGCCGATCATGCTGTCGATTGCCCGCTTAAAGTCCTTCATGGACATGAAGTAGGGCTTAGAGTGGCCGACGAGCTGCGTACAGTTCGAGCACGAGTTGCGGCACGCATTGGTGATCTCAATCGCGATAGAGTCCATCTCCACTAAGCTACGCATAAGCCCGCCCTCCAAGGTTCCAAGAAGAGCGGAAGGATGGAATGATGGAATGATGGAATGATAGGGTTCTTCCGCACTCTTCCGCTCCTCCAATCTTCCAATATTCCATTCTTCCACCCTTCCGCTCTTCCAATCTTCCAACCCGTTCCTGCGGCCAAGGCCGAGGCCGGAGCGAATTTTGATGCAAGGCGAGGAATGAAGGGGTCGCCGGACCGGAGCGTACTTTGAGGTACGTGAGGACCGCGCGGCCCCGCGTATGACGAAGCATGGCGCAAAATTCGCCCGGCCGCCCAGCTCATCCCACACCCCATTCACGCAACTTAGCCTTCAACAACAAAACCTTCTTCTCCCCGCTCACCCGGTACTCGTGGTAGAAGAAGCCGCAGGGGACCCCGAAGCTCTGGCAGAGGTCCGGGATGAGCACGTGCTTCAGGCCGAAACGGGCGATATTGCGGGAGACGATGTAGTCATCGATGAGGTGCTCGGGCCTGATCACGCCGGACTTCGATTCTTCGACGGTGGGATGGATATTCGAGACGGCTTTCTCGAACGTGATGTCATCGAGGGGGTGCCAAATATCAACGCACCAGTCGGAGGCAATGAGGCACCAATTGCCCTTCCCTATCCACCTGCGGTCCCTCAGGAAATACCTGTCCGGGGCGAAGCGCATGGGGGTGAAGTCCGTGCCGTAGGAGAGGGTCATGTCCTTGCCGACCACGGAGGTCACGTCGAACATATCCGGGTGGATGAGCGCGTCAGCGTCGAAGAACAGATTCCAGTCGTTCGCATGCTCCCGCGAGAGGTCCCATATCTGGAACTTCTCAAAGACGGGCGGCTTATCAGGGTGCTTCCTCTCCGTGATCACATGGAAGTCCGCCCCTATCTTGTCCGCATAGCCTTTAAGCAGGGGGAAGGTAAGCGCCGTAATATCAGGCTCGAATCCATCGACCGCCAATGTGTAAAGGGTTTTCTTCATACCGTTCTTGTCCACGTCTGCCCCTCCTTTAGGGGTTAGCCGAACCGGGGGGCCAAGGAGGGGCGCTGGACGCGCCCCACAAACCCCCCGGCCCGGACATTTCATCGTTCCAAGTCTCCTCTTGTTCGCTTCTCACTCAAAGTACGTGTGCGGGTGATCACTCCGTTCCTCCTTTCTTTAGGCCATCATCCGCGGCCGTACATCTCACTTCTTCTTCACTTCGCCTTTGCCATCTATGCCGGTGCTCTTCGAGAAATCGGCGTACTTAGTCGCGCTCCCGAAGTCCTTCTTGCGGGGCGTGGGCGCATCGCCTTTCTTCACGCCCGGCCGCTCGTTCGCCGTGATCTTCGTCTTGAAAGCCATTCTTCCTTCACCTCCTTTTTGTTTACCCTGCTATCCTGCACGCGAGCTGACCGCGCAGGATCGCGCATCCCCACAGCACGTCGATACGGCAGGGGAGAAAGTCCGTGCTGATGTCGTAGGCCCGGACGATCCTCATGGAGATCCCGTCGTACGTCTCCCGGGCCGCAAAATCCACCCCGCCGGGCATCTCCAGATCCACCGTCGCCAGCGTCGCGAAATCCTGATGGTAGGCGATGTTGACGGGGTACGTGCCGTTCGCCGCCCCGGAAAGAGGGCTGACAGCGGCGCCGTTGGCCGGCAGCGCAGAGACCGTGCCGTTGGCCACGTTCGCGCCGGCCGCCACGATAGACGGTGACACGGTGAGTGTGCAATATCCCCCGGAGTTCGCCGTGTTGTTGCTCGACGTCACAACAAACATCGGCGCGTAACCCGTCGACTGCTGGTTCTCCGGGTTCACGGAGGTGATGTTTGCGATGCTGATCACTTCGCCCTGGTTGATGAAGTTCGCAGCGTTCGCGGTGATGCCGCTTATCGTGAGATTGGTACCTGACTGGTTGGCGCCGTTGATGACCCAGCTCGCCGAGCCCGCATGGGTCCCGACCGAAAGGAGAGGGATGTTCTGATCCATGGCGAACTCGAAGCCGAGGGCCGTACCGATGACGCCTTTCCTATACTGCCTGGCTATTTCTCCCGAATCCTGGAAAAGACCCGAGAGGGCGGCCACTGAGGTCGCCTGGGCTATGGGCGCGAAGCCCACCCGCCTATTCTCGTCCCTCGGTGCGCCCATGTAATCCATCATCGCCCCTGCGTTCAGGAAGACCTGGGGCGCGTTGTACTGGAAAAGGCCCGTCGCGTTGCCGCCCGTGGTTCCCGGGGTCGTGCCCGGGGTGCCCACCTGGTTGTATACTCCGGTCGTAGCACTGGTGCCGCTCCCCAGGATCAGCCGGCTCATGGCCTGGTTGTCGATGTAGCCGGCAAGGACCGCCATGGCGGGGGTGAGGATGCGCCGCGAGAAGTCATCGAGGGAAAGGGTGAGGTCCTTGGTGCTAAAGGATATATCCACGTGGGACTGATCGGTGATGGTGACCGGCGTGGTCGTTTCCACGGAGTTCTGCGGGGCGAGATTGGCGCCCGTAGAGACGTAATACTGGTTGGGAAGCCTCACGTTTGCCGTGGCGCCGATCTTCGCTCCCTGGATGGCGAACTCGTTCGAATATTCCCTGTTGAGGTTCTTCACGAAGACGAGGTTGTTGTGAAGCCCTATGCATTCAGCAAAGGTCGCTAATCTTTGCCCGCCGTTGATGGCTGCTGCATGTTTCCATGCAGAGTAGACTATATCATCACCCTTTCGGGTGCCCCCCGCTTCGGGCCGCTTGGCCCTACTCCCTTTCGGGATAGTCGTTACGCATTCTTTGATGAGGACAGACGCCGCCGCTTTTTCGCTTCCCCCATTGGCAATTCCAACAAAGTATCTGGAATCCCTTTGGATATCCGTTATCTCGGAGCCATCGTAAGATGACATCAACAGGGGATCTTTTCCCATGCACAAGGGTCTTTCGATGTTCGGCGCCGTCATTGTTGACGTGGTCAATAGTGAGAAACTCAGGGATTGTCTCTCCGCAACAAGCACAGCGATAGCCGCCATAAGCCCGATAAACGTCATCCTTAAGTTTGGCGTTGCGCTCTCGCTTCTCTGCCGCCTTCTGAGCGTAGTATTGAATGCGCTCTTTCTCCGGCATTTTGGCGATATTCTCGCGGAACCGTTCGCGAGTATACGTTCTGTACCTGTCTCCCTGCTTCTTTCGCCACTCAACATGATACTTGTTGTAGCAAGCCATGCATCGGCGTTGATACCACTTGCCTGCCCAATCCGGGTGCCTTTTTAGCATTTCCGGTGATGGATAGACAGGAACAAACTCCGCAAGTGGTTTCTCTACTCCGCATTCCTTGCATACCCTCGTCAAAGCTTTGCTCGGTATTGTCATTGTTATTACTCCTTGCAGTTATGTTCTGCACAATAATAACAAAGACTTTCACCGAGTTCAAGGGGTTTTTCGGCATAGATTTCTCCATGAAGGGGCTGCTATTCAACCCTAAGTGCCTCCCTCAAAATCATCGTCGTGGTGAGTAAGGTGTTGTTGGCTGTGGTGGCCATAATGTCTCCTTAAGGCCGCTGCCTTCTCCGTTGCCCGTACTGGCGCTCGTTGCGCTCTTTCATGAAGTCGTCTATGGGCAGCTTGTCCAAAGGCGTCTCCACGGGAGCGCCGTTGTTCACCACGGGCTTCACGGGAGGAGGGGCCTTGCTTTGTTGGATTGGTTGCGCGGGTGGAGCGCCGCCTGCGGCGAACTTCCCCGCGATCTGGCCGAGTTCCGCTATGGCGAGGTAGGGATTGGAGCGGGCGAGGCGCGCCGCTTCGTCCATGTGCTCGTGGAGATAGAGAAGCACCTGCGGTCCCTGGGGCGACATCTTGATGAAGTTGGCCATGTGGCCGTTAATGGCCGCGCCAACCGTGTTGTAGGCGTCCTTGACGGCCGGGTTCGCCTTCTCCACTTCCGCCAGGCGCTGGAGAAAGGTCTGATTGACGGTGTCGACGGCGGTTCTCTGCACAACCGCCTGCCGGATCTGGGCGGCGCGGTAGTCGACCATGTCGTCCAGCCACTTGTCCCTGGCTACCTCGAACTGCTCGTAGGTCTCGAACTGCTCGATGGTGGGCTTAAGGGGCGGACCCTGGACCACGGGCGCCCGCGGGGGCTGCCCGGCGGGGGCGGGTCCCCTCGATGCTTCTGCCACACCCCGCCAGTATGCTGCCGTCCGCTCCGCTTCCTGCCTCTTCTGTCTCTGGGTGATCAGCTCCCTGACTGCCTTGCCGCCTCCTTCAGGTTCCGATCCTGGCTCTTGCGCGGGGGTTTGGGGAGGCGTATCTCGCTGCTCTGTGCCGGGGACCGGTTCCGGCTTTACGGTCGATGCGGGCGCTGGTTCTCCCTTCAGCTTGTTCCTTGACGACATGAAGTCATCGATGGTCTGCGGGGCTGCCGGGGCCCCGGGTTCGGCTTGCGGCTGCGTTACAGCCGATGGTTCATCTGCCATGATCATTCTCCTTTTGCTCTTTGTCGGTCAATCAACGCCCCACTCCTTCCAGGCCAAACAAAAAGGACGACAGTGCAAGTGGTGTAGGCACCTACACTGCCGCCCTCGCTGTTTGCTTTTTCGTCCGCCTCAAAGGTTGGCCGGCCTTGGGGCGGAACCCGGATTTTCGCTTATCTATGGATCATCGTCATTCTTCTTCCTTCACGGAACAGGGCCCAATTGTTTTCAAAAACGGACGGTTTGTCCTTGACGTGTCCTCCTGCTCGCGCTACACTAGCTTCACGACCCGTTGGAAGTCCAGAAACGGCTCCTGGAGGGGCTCCTGTCTCAGGAGCGGACCCGATGGAGAATTGACCGACCTCCCCAACGGGTTCTTTTTTTACTTTTTCTCCTATCAGTGTTATGCTATCTCTCGGCTGTCTCGCGGTGCGGGAGTCGGCGCGCTGCTCAATCGGCCGGAGACGTCGATCCTTCCTCCGGCCGGAGGCAGCCGTCATTCTTCCACGCACGCTGTAAGCAGGTATCCTTGGCTCAATCAGTTCCATTCGCTTTTCCCTGACGCCCACCACTAATCAAGCTTCGGTAACACACAGTATCTTGCCTGACTCGCCATAAAAATCGGATCATACTATTTATGCCAATGGCGGATCGCTCCTCGGAAGCTGTGCCGCCGGAGACGGGATATCTGTCCGAGGCAGGTACCCCCATCATTTCTTCACCTTCATCAAAAGCTTCTCTCCCTTAAGGTCATCGATGTCATAGATGCTGAGGAACCGCTGGAGATGGGTTCGCTCCCTGGACTTTTCGGTAACTCTCTCTTCCGCGTCAGACCCTTTCTTGTTCTCCATGAATTCCCTATTCCCTGCTGCGACTGGTATTCTGCTCTTGACATTCTCGTTCCTTGGTCGTATTCTAGGACAAGAGCCGGGAAGCGTCTTGGACGTTTGAGAGGGGGACGTTAGGCGAAAGCCTACGGTGCACTGCTCGTCCCGGCTTTTGTCTTATAAAGAGTAGTTGGGTTGACCCTACCCCTCCTGGTTCGTATTTCTTCATAGTAATAGACCGTTCCATCTATTCTTTTTCTGTACCGTATCAGATCTCGCCCATGTCCGGTTTGCCCTTCATAGGAAACCTCGTCTGCCGTTTCCACGATTTCGGGGATTCGCGCGATATCTTCTCGGGTCACGGCAACCTGACCCCGCCGCCCTTCGGTAACGGGATTACCGTGTTCGCCATGGATATGCCTGATGGAATAATTGTCCATGTCCCTGGTATATCCCGACAGGTCGATATCTACTCCTTCCTTGGCGGCGGCTTCCTTTACTCGCCGCACATTCTCAGCACTCACTTGACCCAGTGAAATGCGCTTGAGGGAATTGTCCTTCGGGTCAAGGGCCGAATCGTAGAGTCGTGCGACTGCATCGGGGAACCTCAAGCCGTTCAGCTCGGGTACGTTGCTTCCCACCACGATTTCAGCGGCCGACCCTCCCGGCTTGCTCTGCGGCACCGCTTCCCGGCCTTCGGCCAGCTTTCCCTGCCCTCCTAGCTTCCTCTCTCGTTCCCCGACGTCTTCGATGGTGTAGCCGATCCGATAAGGCTTCTCCGGAACAAGCCTTTCGGCCAATCCTGTCTCTTCCCCGCCCCTCCCCATGAGCCACAGCAGACCCAGATCCGCCAGGGTTTCGGCTCCCCATCCTGCGTTGGGATATCCTTTCTCGGCGAGCTTGTTACGAAGTCCGTGGGCCCATTCGAAGGGAAGGTTCCCGAGCCGGACGGGAGGGACCTCGTTGATCGTTTGGACGGCATTGGTGGTAAGGTCGGCCCTCGGCCTGTCCGGTTGGGCGATGAAGTCATAGATGCCCTTTTCCACCTTCTGTCCGGTTTCCAGGGGGTTTTCAGGGGCATTGACTCTTGACGGTGCTATTTTCGACGCAAGCCACCGGGCCGGGTAGTTTCTTGCCGCCTCAACAGACGCGGCGGCGGCGCCTATCTTGGAGGCAGGGAATCCCAGTGCCTGCTGGGCAAGGGTCCTCGGTACATCGGCAATGGCTTCGATGTCCTGCCCTACCCGCTCCCACCACGGATCGGGTTTTTCATACCTCAGGCGGGTATCGATGGGGAAAGGCCGGACGTTCTCTGTGCCCGGTGCCCTCTGCCGGGTCATTTTGCCTGGATTCCGCTCTATTTTGTCTTGACCGGCCGCCTTGCCTCTCTGGAGGTCTTCGCCGGCTTGTTGCCCCGGCTTCGTCTCCGTTATGCGGTACCCATTGTCAGGCCCCCGGGTGCCGTAGGCGATTGGCTGTCCGTTCAGCTCGTAGATGTTCACGCCGTTCTCATTCCTTAGCCCTAAGGAGCCGACCCTCTTCAGTGCCGGGTTCTTGTTCCAGAGCCCGACACCCATCCCAGGGCTCAAGGTCTCTATCTCTCTAATTTTCCCCATCTCCCTTTGCTGCAGCCGTTGAAGCTCCTGCGTGGCGCGGTCAGGATTTCTCTGATAAAAGAAGCCTCCGGGAGAAAGGGCGTCTATGAAGTCCGGGGCTTGAGTAACCGATGCGGCCCTGCGCGCTTCGTCCGAGGGGGATGCTGTTTGTCTCGCTTGCGGCCACACGTCCATTACGATTTCCCTCCGGCCTTAGCCCTTCGCTTCAACCTTTTTCCTCGTCACAGTTTTCGGAGCTTCTTCCATCATCGAGGCCGGGTCGAACGAATCCGTTCCCCTCCCCGCCCTGATAAGCCTGCCCACAAGCGAGCCGGTGATGATGCTCAGCACCACGTAAGCGAGTATCAATAGAACGATCATGTCGACCTCCGTAAGGAAGAATGGAAGAAAAGACGGAAGGATGGAAGGATGGAAGGATGGTCGAAAAGACGGAAGGATGGAAGGATGGAATGATGGAATGATGGCCGAAAAGACGGAAGGATGGAAGGATGGTCCAACAAACGGAAGGATGGAAGGCGTTCTTCCACTCTTCCACTCTTCCAACCTTCCATTCTTCCGCTCTTCCATTCTTCCAATCCTTTCCCCCTCCTTGCCCAGGCCGGAGAGAATTTTGATGCAGAGCGCGAAGCAGGCGCGTCGTCCGGACCGGAGCATACTGTGTGCGTATGTGAGGATTCGGACACGCGTCCTGCGACAAAGCTATGCGCAAAATTCACCCGGCCACCCCCGGCGCAAACAACTCCGCCAGCAATCCCAGCAGCATCTTCCTCACTTCCCCTGCCTCGCCTTGCGCCTCTTTCAGCGCCTGGAGCTTCTTCACCTGGAGCTCCGCGGCCTTGATCTGCAATTCCATCTGCTTAACCTGGGTCTTTGCCATCTCGTTCTTCTGCTTCATGAGCATGACCTGGACCTGGGGAGCCGGCGACAGAGGCTTTGTAGGCTCCTCACCGGGCTCTTGTTCCGCCATCCCCGGAGGCAGGGTCTTCTTGTAGCGCTTCGCGATCTCGGAGGCCCCTGCGAAATCCTGGTTGGCATAGACGATATCCCCGGCGAGCATGAGGAGGCGCTTGTCGAACTGGCTGAACTTCAGGAGGGATTCGGCGGTCTCCTGCCTTTGCGTGGCATAGTTGGGGCCTGTGTCTATGATGACCTCGAAATGGCCGGTTGACATGTCGTTGTACAAAGCCGAAGGTCCGTTGCCCCGCACGAACCGGGCAAGCCGGCCCAATTCCTTGGTCTGGGCCGCCCTGCTCTGGAGGCCGTACGCTCCGGGGCTTATCCGCACGGCTTCTGCAAACTGGTCGGCAGGGATGTTCACCGGGACGAAGCTGTTGGCCCCGTCTTCCTTCCGCAGCCTGATGTCCCGCCTTGTGTCGTAGACCTCGGGGATCATGGAGTTGATGATCCTGCCCGAGTGCTGAATGGCACGGTTGAGATTATCGACGAAGAGGAACGTGCCGATGTCCCCCGGCTTCTGGATCTGCCTTATGGCAAGGCCCGACTTCTCGGGACCTATCTCACCCAAATCCCTGTTGCCCATGCCTATGGCCTTGTAGACGAGGGCCTGCGCCTTGTCCGCCTCCACCAGCATG